GGATGCCTGAGTGCAAAAAGTATTTATCTATGGAAGGTTGATCAAATACGTTCTGTGCCGTTCCGCCCAAGCGGTTCACAGTCACATCATTTGCGATGGTGGTATCGTCAAAAGCCACGACTGCATTTGTGTATGAGATATTTGAGCCTGTATCGCTGAACGTATAAACCGAAGTCGCTGGTCTAGTGATAAGTGAGTTGCGATCGACAAAATTGATCTTGGACTCACCGTCAATGAATATGCCACCAAACTCGCTGTTCTCGACCGTCTGTAAGGCCTCTAAAACGTTCCTAGACGTGCCGGGATCGGCTTGTAGGGTACTTTCCCCAACATCGATGTTTCGAAGGCTTATAGGCCATTCTACGGCGTTTAAAAGGGCATCTACGCGAGCGCCTGAGAGCTGCCCTGCGCCTGCACCTGCCACGGTTGTTATTGCCGAGCCTGCAAGCAGTTTGAAGGCATCCACGCAGCGAAGGGTTACCGTGCTTACATCCTCGTTACCCTGTCTGAAGCCTGTGTCGTAGTTTGTGATATATCCTGAAAAGATGTAGTAATCCACGCCCAGATACGTTGCATAAATAATGATTTGGCGTAATGGCACAAGATTGGGGTAGTAAGCGCCTGCGCTATTGGTTGGGTTCCAATCGCCGTTTTGATCATATAAGACCACATCTGCGCTGCCAAACTCGAACCTTGATGTGATGCGATTGCGACCGCGCCGGATACCTACGCGAGTTACCAAGTCTGTAATCTCAATCGGCAAGGTTCCAGAACCTAGGCGGTTAGTGCCAAGGATGCCTTCAGTTACAGATCCAAGGATCAGCGGGTCGGTTTCAAACGCGGTATCGCTATCAAAGTCCACGAATACGCGGATTGTTGGTGCTGGCATTACAACTCTACCGAACCTACAAGGATGCTCTTGCCGCTCTTTTGATATTTATAAAGGCTATCGGTAATGGCTTCCACTAGGTCGCCCTGAGTTGTAACAGATCCTTGAACGTTCACAATCACCATCGGGTTATCGTTCTCCGCACCGATTTGCAAATCAAATAGGGTCTTGGAGTTAATGCCAAGACCAGCGAAGATGTCTTGCAAGTCGGGTGATAGGTTTTGCAAATATGGCTTACCGGGACCTTCTCCGATGCTTGGCTGAGCAGGGAAAATTGGGGTTGGAGCATTACGATCAAAAAACGATGGCGCTGCCGCTGTCGTGCTTGGAGCAGTTGTAATCCCTGTTTGAGCATTAGCACTTACGCTTGGCATTTTCTTTAACTTTTCAGCAATGGTATCTAGGTTGAAAATGATGTCTTTAAATACTTTATCCCATGCTTCAAAAGGATTCTTGGCTTTAGGAATGTTACTAATGCCTAGATCTACTAAAGCCACCCTTGCTTGTGCGTTGATTAACTTACCGATAACCGTTTCAATGGTATCGCCTGTCCTGACAATTACTCCAAGGTTTGCCAAGGCTGGCGCGTTAAGCGCAACGACCGCAGATGCCGCCTTCTCCGCTGCCTCTGCTATACCGTTGTTTAACGCAAGCAAGGCAACTAGGCGCAAACGCTGTTCACCATCGATTTGCCCTTGTAGGGCTGCAACGATTTGGATATTTTCTAAATCGAAGATGGTTCCAGCTCGCTTGAGCATTTGAGCTTCACGCTCACGCTTGGCTTTTTCCTTTTCTGCTTTAGCTGCTAGGGCGGCTGCCTTTTTACGATCTGCTTCTATTTTCTTTTGTAATGTTTGTTGCTTGCGATAATCTGCTAAGAATTGGCGATTAGCCGCTGAGCTGTTAGCAACACGGTTAGCGGCAGCCTGTGGGTTATTAAAACGCGCACGAATTTCATCAAGCTTACGCATTTCTTCTTCATCGATACGGAAACCGGTGGATAACAACGCTTTTGTGTATTCAATGCTTACGCCTGCACGCCTAAAGACATCGCCAATGGCTGAGCCAAAATCAACTAGTTTCTGTAAACCTTTATTGTAATCGCCCTGTCCCAAGCTAGTAAGGAAAGACAGAATACCCTTGCCAATTTCCTCTGCTACATCGCCAAAAGCGATTTTCAACAATTCAATCTTGCCAGAATATGTTGTCGCGTTTTTTTGCGCTGCGCCAGAGAACTGTGTGCTTAATGCCTCGATGCTCTTGTTAAAGCCCATTGCCTCAAGTTCAGCGGCGGTGTAGGCAGTCTGTAATTTGCCTAGTGACGTGAAGTTGCCGTTGTATGCTCTACTAAGTGCAGTTGTTACAGATGAGAGATCACGTCCCGTGCTGGTCGAAATGTCCATCGCCAAGTTCAGCAATGACATCGATTTCTGTGCATCGAGCGTTGTGCTGATCAATTGTGCGATTGCTGGCGATAATTGATCCTTGTTTATTGCTGTGGCTTTTTCGCTTGACTCTAAATATTCTTCAATTGCCCTAGTGTTATACGCTAAGCCTAAATTGCGTAGGCTTGCGGCTAATTTATTGGCTGCCTTATCCTCAGCGGCAAATGCTTCGACCGAACGGCGTAAAGCCTGAAAACCAGCAATAGCGATGAACGTGCGGCGAGCCGATCGTGTTAAATTATCAAACTTGCGATTCAGGCTTGTTGTGCGCTTCTCAGCTGCCTTAAACCCTTTATCCTTGAACTCGGAAGCAATATCAATGCGGATATTTGACATTATGCCGCCCTTTTCATTGTCGAACGTTGCTTGAATAACCTAGCCGCTTTGTCAATGGCTTTGAACGTTGCATCCAACGCCTTACCGTTGTTTTCAGCATAAGCCGCATATAGCAAACGTCCTCTGCCACGATTGAATTTGTCATATTGCTTCAATGGACCAACGCCATTCATAGCACCAACGAATCTACGTCCAGCATCGGGATTGTTGCTCGAACCGAACTGCTTGCTATTCTTGCTGTTTCTGTTGCCTGCCTGTGGTCTGCCATAGGCATTGAGGCGACCAGATGTTTCAACAATTGCTCCAACGGCTGATTTGTTTAGCAATGAATATAAGCTGGCGAAACCTTGACGGTTTCTTTTCTGTCTGCCGATTGAATAGGTCAAACCTTTACGGATTACGCGACCATTGTATTTTGGAAAGCCACGCTCACGGCTTGTGCGTGATTTGGCTTCCATGCCGTTGTCATTCCAATTATATAAACCGCCGGGAGCCTGTCCGGGAACTTTCGCTTGCGCATCCTTCACGACTTCTTTTAATGCCACCTTGATTTCGGCGTTCATGTCTTTCAATAGATCAGGCGCAAACTGTCTGAGTGCTTTCTTTAACTCAGGTACGCCTTCTACTACGACTGGCATTTTTCCTATCTTCCGCCTGTTTAGAGATTACTGCATAAAACGCTTTCAGTAGATCCCTATCCATGTTGATGAATTCGCTAGGCGCAATACCTAGATTTACCGATAATTCTGCTATTCGGTAAGTCCAAGTATCACGCGCTAACCATTTGGGGAGTCGTCCCCTAGAACCTCAACAGCCTTCAAGGTTTCAAGGAACTTATCCCCAAACGGATAAACTTCAGGTGCGCCTGCACGTTTCAAGCACTCCCACGCAAGCCAATAAATATCGGACTGCTTTTGATCTTCCTGAAAGGCTTTGTAAAAACCTTTCTTCGCATGCAGTTCGAACGCATACTCTATGGCTGGAGTAATCTCGTGGATCGACTCTGTGCCATCTGCCCTAGTAACTTTAAGTCTTGCCATTGCCCATTTCTCCTAATTTAGAACGTGCCGGTTGATGCCGCTGTTACTGCGGAGTTTACCGTGAATGTGATGTCTTGTGTGCTGAGATCGCCAACTCCACCGTTGATAGGTGTTAGGTTGTTTACAAGAATATCGAAGGTGTAAAGCTGGTTGGTCGCTCCGACCGCAGTAGCCTTATCGTTCAACATCTTGCATGCGACAGTTGTACCGTATGCACCCGCCAAGGTTGCGAGAACATTTGTAGCTGCGGTGTCATTCAAGAATGAAACAGTAAGTGTTGCTGACTCCAAGCCCTTTACGAACTTGTGTGCAGAATCTCCCATGGCAGTTACTTCGAGTTCATCGAACGCCTGATTGAGAGTTACGGAAGTTACGTGGTCGCTAAGATCGACGTTGTTGATCTTAAGTCCGACCTTGTTATTTAAGAAAACTGCCATTTGGCTTATTCCTCATCTTTCTTAGCGGTTGGTGTGGATTTTGGTTCGTTGGGCTTGATCTGACCGATCTTGATCAGAAAAGCTTCACGCTCTTTGTCGTTATCAGCCATTTCTTAGCTCCAATCTGATAGAACGCTGATTGATACTTCACCGGATAGCAGATCGCCTGCCACACCGGTCAAGACTGCGGGTGCGCTGAAAGATCCAATCGAATAAGCAATGTTCGATGCTTCCAGCTTGTTTACTATATTCAGATAATAATCTTCAATGTTAATTAAATTTCCTTGATTGTCAAACATAG